ATCTCCTTGTCTCAATGACAATTCAATACTTGCTTGGATATGTTCTATCATCACCTTTAGCGTTTCAAGAATATATTTCCTTTCAATAACAACAAACGAATAAAATACATTATGCCTACTATCATACCAACCATCCTTTACTTGTGAACCTTCAAGTAGGAAATCTGTTTCCGAAACAATAGATGATTTAGAAACAGATTTTTCTCTACTATTATAATCTGTTACCACAGAATTAACTTTAACCCTAATAGTTTTAATCAATTCTGCTCGAGCAGATTCTGATGCCAATATGGGGCTCTTTTCAGAAACCCCGACACCGACTAGGTACTTGTCATTTGGAAAGGCATGGTGTCCCTTTCCAAGTACCCAATCAGGTGTATTGGCATTCGCCGTTGAAACAAACAATAACATAATAAATGTAAGAATATATTTCATAATATTCTCCTTCTTAATAATCCTCTTCATCATTAGGGTTACTAAAGTAACCACGACTGATACTTAATCGTTCTGCTTCATCTTCCATTTCCTTGTGAAGTTTATCAGCCCTTTCTTTAATATCTTCACGAACCTTATCTGGAAGCTGTTGAAACTCTTTATTATTTTCAACATTCCTCTTAAAAGCATCATAGTCTAATCGTGCCAAAGAAAGAAATTCCTGACGTTCTGGAATCTCAAAATGATCTACAATCACAACACCACGGAGTGTTTGAGACACAACAACCTTCAGTGCCACCTCACTGTTTTGTTCTTCGTTAGAAGTATCAAAACTACCTACTGTCGTATGTGCTTGATAGTCTTTAGTCAATGAAGTCATATACACCTCAAAAACTTTAGCAAGATCACCTCTGGCTCTGTCATCAGCAACCGTTCTTTGTAGTGAATAGTTCTTAATACCTGTCGCTGAACCAACACCATAAAATGCTTTACCTTCACCATCTGAATGTGCGCCTCCACCCATTAAAACCCATTTCGGTGGATCATATTCTACCAATGCCTTTGGAGCATCAGGAATAACAGGAACACTTGAACATGCCGTTCCCAAAAATAATACACTTAAAATCATAATAAAATATTTCATTGTGTTTCTCCTTCCATCTCATTAAACATATTGTCCTTCTTCATTCTAAAATGTTCTGCTACTTCCATCTCATACCTCCTACTTCTTTCTATAATATTTTTAATTTCTTTATCATATTTCTCCTTAGAAATTCTTCCTGTGTTATATCGGGAACACAATTCTTGATATTCGGCTATCATGTATTGAATATTCCCTCTCCAATTGACTCCAAAATAATTTCTAAAAGAGATTTCGGGGCCAACTCCCCAAAGTAAACCACCAACTTTGAAACCAAGTGATATACTATCGTCTTTATTTTTCATTATGTCACAATCCTGTTCCACAAAAGCAGAAGCAGGACTATAACATAACAAAACTAAAATCAAACTAAAACGGAACATTATCTTCTTCCTTTTCTTCAACCTTTTCATCTTCTTCATTAAATGATTCGGATTCTTCATTCATCAAGTCCTCCATTGAAACACCCGCATCAACTTTTGTATAAAAGTCAACAAATGATTCACGGGTTTCATCATCAAACCTTTCAAGACACATCACTACTGATTTCATCCTGTCGCGAAAGATAGAAAATGATTTTGTTATATCAATCAATCTGCGGGTTGTAATGATCTCATCAACCGCACCTTCCTTGAAAGACCTGCGAATAACATCTGCCCATTTGACCAGGTTATCAACAAAACCATCTTCTTCTATTTCATACAAAGAAAACTGCTTCTTCAAAATCTTTGCTTCTGCTGCTGGAGAAGGATATTCTTGATAAAAAGTTGCAGAGAACCTATCAAGAAATGCTTCATTCAAGATATTAGTTCCCATAAAACGTCCATCTTCGGAACCTTTACCTTTTGTATTTGCTGTTGCAACAATGTTAAAACCCTTTGCAGGATAAACCACTTCATTTATCTTTTTCAGATAAATCGGTTGTCCTTCCATAATAGGTTGGAGACACATAATCTTATGTGAAGCCAAATCCACTTCATCAATAAGTGCGATCGCACCTTGTTTCATGGCTACAACCAATGGGCCATCCTGCCAGACCGTTTCACCATCAACCAGTCGAAACCCACCCAAGAGGTCATCTTCATCCGTTTCAACTGTAATATTGATACGAATTAAATCACGCTTCAGTTTAGCACATACTTCATGAATCATAGAAGTTTTTCCGTTCCCAGAAAGACCGGTAACGAAAATGGGATAAAAGATTTCACTTTTTATAACCGTTTTAATGTCTTTAAAATGTCCCCATGTAACATATTGGGGATTTTTTTCGGGAATAAGATTCATTACAGTACTTGGGATCTTTTTAGATTCCTTAACAACAGGTGTTGGGACTGGAACATTATCCACTTCTGCTTCAAAATCTTCGATGATTTTTAAATCTTTTTTAAGGATATCTTTTTTTGATTCTTTCATATCATCATCTGGAGTAGCATTATTTCCTAGCTGAGAAATAGAATAAGTTCCTCTCCCAACATTACATGCTTTTCTCAAAACAAGATATATTGAATCCCATTTTGCTTCTGGATATCCAGCAGATTTTAAAGCAGCTTTCCCTTCATTTACGGTAAATGTTTTGTCTCCATATAACCTTTCGATTTCAGATTTGAATGCTCGTTTAGCCGGTGTGGATTCTAATTCATATTGCTTCATAATATAATATCCTCTCAATTATTCATTTAACATACTACCATTATAGAGAATTCCTCTTAAAAAGTCAAGGAAAAAGTGGTATTGTAAGTCATTGTTTTATAAGGAGTATGCCGATTGTGTGTAAACCCTTATAAAACAAGAACTTATAGACACGCTTAGCGTCGATCTGAGACACTGTTATTTGGTGAACACCTGGGTATGTCTTTTCAAGAAAAACGTCTGCAATCGACGCTGAGCGTGTCATTTATTTGGCCGTAATTAGATCAACAAACCTAGATAGAATCACCCGTTTTGCTTTGAACTGTTTATTCTTTTGTGAAAATACACTAACCATTTTTCTTGTGGTCATTTTATCATTTATAACTGCATTTTTAATATTCTTCTTTTCTCCATTCAAAACATAATATTCATCATATCCCGATTCCGTCTTAATGAAATATCCTTCTTTTCTAACATTTTTGATCCAATCATTAAAATTCGTTCGGTTTTGTTGATATGATATATCCTTATCTTTACTCTTTGGAACAAATCTCCATAATGTATTATTCTTAAAATTAGGAACAATAAAGAAACCAACTATATTAATACCAAGTCTTTCCTTTATAATATCAAACATTATAGGAGTGATTTTCCATTTCATATTAAGCTGATAATCCTTTTTAGTCTTTTTATCTTTCAAGATAATATTTGGCATTTCTTTTCTACTTGAAAGATACTGAAATGGTTTCACATCAACACATTGTTTTTCGACATCCCACGTTCCTCGTCCACCACCATTTCCTTCACCATCAGTCAACCAAACAGCGTGGACACTTTCTAAATTATTCTTCTTTTTAAAATCACGAATAATATGTTCTGATATGAGAATCGCACCATTCAACGGAGTTGAAAAAAGTTCATCATCGTTATGAGCAGGATAAGCTGCATATCTCCCAATATCATTAAATCTATTAGCTAAGATACAAAGATTAATTGATGCATTATTATATTCTTTTGTAGTCATTCTGCTTGAAAGATAATTTCGTATTTTCATATTTCGGTCACAAACAAAATCACCATGTTTATAATTGAATATATTATTTTCATTTCTTTCATATTCACGATTATGAAAAGGTGCATCAGTAAAACTATACACTTCAAAAGGAATATTCACTTTTTTACAGAAAAGTGTCAACTCAATAACTTGTTTAATACATTCATGAATATTGCATGCCATTGATCCAGACCAATCAATAAACATTACCAGGCCGTGGTTCTTACCATCAGGAACACGAATATTCTTTTTAAATACATCTTCATTATACTTGGCAGAAAATAATTTGTTAGTATCAAGAATTCCTGTTTTAGAAATTGATGTTTTCTTATAAACATCAGCAGCTTTCTTTCTTTCAAATTCCATTGCAATATGGTTGACAGTTTTTACAGAATCCTTTTTAAGTTTCCGCAACATATCTTTAGCACCATTATAAATTTTTGTCTGCATTGCTTCGAACCGTCCATCAGAATAATAACCCCGTGTCAAATTCTCCTTATTTTTATAGAATTTATTAATCTTACTATGAACTGATTTGAAATCCTCAACAGCATTTTTCAAATTAATATTTTCAGGCATATTTACATATATGTTATTTGAAGAATTATCAATAAAAGTATCTTGTACCCGTTCCTCAAAATGCCTTTGTGTTTTTGAAATCATTTCTTTATCATTATAGCTAGTTTCTTGTGCAGTATCGGTTGAATCATTTTCAGTTTGGTCTTCAACGGAATCCATAAGATATCTATCAAAAGCATCTTCTTCCTTCTCTTCCTCAGTTAATTCTTCATCTTCCTTTTCATCGGTTAATTTTTCTTCATTTTCTTCCTTCTTATCATCATTATATTGAATATCACCACCTTCACTACTATAATCAGATTCTTCACAATCTCCTTCTTTATCAGCTGGTTCTGCACTACCAGAATCTTGCTCTTGCTCTTGCTCTTGTTTTTCTTTAGCTTTCTTATCATATTCAAAAACATCAATAATAATTCCTTCTATATCTTCAAATGTTTTTGATTCAATAATCCGGTCAACATATGACTGCTCTTCTTTATTAAAGACGATATCACAATATTGTGGAATCTTGAAACGAATATTAATCTTATCAATTAGGGTCGAGGTGTGAATATCAATTTTTTCAAGGTTGAAAAAACCACGCTCAACTAGATCATTATATCCTTTAAAGAAAGGTTTTTTCAATCCTGGATATCGTCTTTTAATTAAAGATTCAATTCTTGCATCTTCGATTACATTGACATAATCTTTTGCAGTTTTATCAATTATATTTCGTAGTTTTTCTGGATCGGTTGGGGTGAAAAGAGCATGTCCGATTTCATGACCAACAAACAGGTCATATAAATCATTCGACATATCTTCCCATATTGGAAGGATAAGGATTCGATTAGCTATATCAAACATAGCAGTTTCAACCTGCTGATGTTGAATATCCAAATCTTCTACTGCTAACAGTTTTGCTAGTTTTTCTTTTGATTCAATTTTTACCATGTCAAATGTCCTTCTCAATTGTTCATTAAATATACCAACATCCTACACTATTTGAGGGATATAGTCAAGGAAAAACGGGAATCGTAACTCTTTGTTTTATAAGGAGTTATAAACTATTTTGAAATAATATGTAAGTTGTTGTAAATAAAGGGTTTACAGTATTTGACACTATAAACCCTTTAGATACAATGTTTTAGCTAACGAATTTTAATGGATTTTCCGTTATCTGGTTCTTTTTTGTGTAAAATCACCTTCAAAATACCATCATTCAATTCTGCTTCAATATTGTCATCATCAACAGCCTGTGGAAAATTAGAAAAAGACCTTTCGGCTTTTACACCATAAAACTCTTTGTCTTTTTCAGACATTGAACCCTCACATTTAATAGTTAATGTTCCTGTTTTAAATGTAACGGAAACATCTTTCTTGGTAAACCCTGGCATCAAAGCTTCAATTGTATAGGTTTTCTCATCTTCATTCCAACGGTATTTTGTTTTTTTTCCTAATTGTAATGCCGATGCGACCTCCGGTAATGGTTCAAAAAAATCATTCCTGTCATAATTCACCCATTGTGGAAAAACACTATCAAACGGATCTCTAAATTTTAACAAACTCATAATTCTACTCCTTTTAAAAATTAATGTTATACTAATATTATAAGATTCAATTTTTAAAAGTCAAGGTTTATTAAAAAAAATTAATTTTTCCCGTACAACTGGGTTTAGTACTTTCTTTAGCACATGGTATTTTTCCTTTACCTACAAGATGATCTATCGGCCACCACTTAAACGGATCAATAATAAAAAATATACCAAATAAAAGAGTAGCAATCATTGTAGTATATACCATTTTTTTAACCATTATAGATTCCAATCCAAGCCAAGTCTAAGTTGATGAACTTCCGTACTATCTCTTTCTGGGTGACTAATATCAGGATTTACTGCAATCATCATTTTTAACTTATCGGGTGATAAAATTTGTGAACTAGTTCTACTAGGTCTTTCAGAAGCACATCCAACAAACACTAACATCATCAATACTGCTATAAATTTCATTCCTCTTTCTCCTCTTTTTTTATTGTTTTATTACTATATCCATCGTTATACCAACCACCACCTTTCAACTGAAAAGAAGATAAATCAAGTATTCTTGTACATGACTCTTTACATCGAGGACATATCAACTTAACATCTCTTTGTTTTATACTTCTCATATTTTCATAAACTTCATCACATTGTTCACAATGATAACTATATAAAGGCATCAACAACACTCCTGATAATTGGGAGGATAATACAATGAATGCTTCAAATCAATACGATGATGTTTTATGTCCCCGTTTGGTGATCTACCAAATTGTAAAATCTTTAATTTTGGTTTATCATCAGGACCCAATGCCATCAAATCAAATACTGTAACATCTTCTCCATTCATTTCTAAAATAACATCATTCTTATGAATACCCCATCGTCTAAAAGCACTTGTCTTATCTATCTTCATAATTACAATTTGACCATTTGTGTTTTCCATAACAGTAATTCTTAAATTTGGAAGGTCTGTTGGGCCAGATAATATATTAGCTGATGCGACACTAGTAAACAACATAAACACTAATCCTACTAAGTATTTCATTCTTAGAATCTCCTATTAAAAAATCTTCTGATAATATATACACGAATAATAGATATTATAGTCATGATACATACTATCTGAAAATTCTGAACAAACGTAATTTCTACACCTAATAATGGAAATATATAATATGCAGCTAAAAGTGCTACTATAAATCCACTACCAACACTGGAACACGATTCAAAAAAACTACTTAATTTTGTTTGTTTCATTCAAATATCATTTGTGAAAAGTTATTAATTTTCTCTACAGTAATCTTTGCAGGGAATTTGTCATCCAATACATCTAATTTATGTGATATAATAAATAAATTAGTATTCTTCAATACATTAAATAATTTCATTAAATCGTCTACACCAGCCTGATCTAAAGAAGCATCAAATATTTCATCAAGTATTAACAGGTTTACATTGACACTATTACGCATCGTTGCTATATTTCTCCAGGTTAATAACAGAGCTATATCTATTCTTTTTTTCTCTCCTTCCGAAAAAGAATAGTAGGAAAAATCATCTCTATGTCTACTCTTAATAGTTTCGTTGAAGTTCTCATCCAACTGAAAATTCACAAAGAAATCCATATCTTTTAGGTATTTATTAACACGATCATTTATAACAGGAAGATATTTTCTAATAACTCTTGTTTTAATTCCTTTATCGTTTAGAATATTACCCAATATATCATAATATCTCCTCTGTACCACATACTGTAACCTAACCTTTTTACTATCATCTAATTCATTTTCCATTAATCTTTTCTTATCATCATCTATATCAACATTAGTTTCCGATATCTCCTCCTGAAGTCTAGTAATTAATGTTTGATGTGCTCTTATATCACTATGTCTCCTTGTAATAAGGCTTTCTACCTCTTGTATCTTATCATTACATTCAGCAATTTCATCTAAACGATCTGTTACTTTATTAACTTCTTTGTTTAGTTTATTTACACCGTCATTCATGTCATTAATATTGGCGGATATTTGTTGTAATTTATCTTTTTTAAATAACTCATCAATATCTTGTTCACAAGTAGGACAAGTCTCATTATCCTCAAAAAACTTATTTTCTTTATTTAATTTCTTTAGATTTTTATCAATCTGTAATTTATAACTATCTAAGTCTTTATGTTTTTTTACAATAGTAGTTTGGTCATCAATCTCCTCTTGAAGCGTCCATATTTTTTCCTGATAATCACCAATTTCAGATTCTATTGCAATAATAGTCTTTTGCTTTTTCTTAATTTTCTCATTATTATCTTCTCTTTTCTTAGAGGATTTGGCTTTCAATTCCTCTATATGTTTTTCATGTAAAACAATCTTCTCTTGCAATAATTTAATATTATATTCTAATTCGGTAATCTCCTCTTTTAATATACCTGATCTATCTTTAACAAGATTCTTCATAATAGAGAAAATACCAATATCTAAAATATCTTCAATAATAATCCTACGATCATTCGTTGTCAACTGCATAAAAGGAACAAATGAAGCCGAACCCAATACAACAATCTGGGTGAATGATTTAAAATTTAATTTAAGAACTTTCTCTTCCAAATACTTTTGATAATCAGTTGCTTTAGCATCTTGATTTATTACTTTATCATTCTGATAAATTTCAAAAATAGCTGGTTTCATACCTCTTCTAATTTTCCATTCTACTCTACCAACAGAAAATTCAATTTCTACCATTAAGTCTTTCTCATTGACAGTATTCATCAATTGGCTTTTATTAATCTTCTTAAATGGTTTACCAAACAATGAAAATGTAAGAGCATCAATCAAGGTAGACTTACCAGCGCCATTTTTACCCACAACCAACATCATGGGTTCTTTGTCTAACTTTACTTCTACAAATCTATTACCAGTTGCAAGAAAGTTTTTAAATCGTATAGTTTTTAATCTAATCAAATCATTTCCTCTTCAATTCTATCCCAATCACAATAATATTTTTTAACCCTTTCCATGCGAAGCTGCGTTCGGGTATAATATTCATCATACTGTAACATAACCATCGTTATATATGTTTTTAAATGATCTTTATATTGTTTCCAATGTTTTGGACTATATGTCCATATAGATTCATAAACTAAATCTCTACCATACATTTCTCTATATGAACATCTATCTGGGATAATTGGAACACAACCTAAAAACATTGACTCAAAAACACTAATACCCCAATTCTCATGTAAAGAACAACTAAACTGGAATTTGGATTTAGCTAACAATTTATAATATTCAGGTTTACTTAAATCCAAATCACCTGTCTTAATAAAATCATAATCTGGAAACATCTCTTTTAAATCATCAAATATTTCTGGTTGTTTATCAGGTGATAGTCTATGTGGAAATACAAATATATTTTCCTTTTGACTGCTAAGAATTTTATACTTTTCCAAATCATCAAAACAAAACGGTAAACCAGTTGAATATGTTTGAGCTGATCTTTGTCTCAATATCATATCTTTATGATAATTTGATGCAACAAAAACTTTATCACAAGCTTTAAAGATAGATTTCTCAAAACTATCTGCCCATAAATATAGTTTATTCATACCAAGTATATCAGTTTCATCATACGACCCGGCATGCATAATACCATATATTTTACAATCTATCTTACCTAAATCAATCATGTATTTTAGAGAAATAACCCCAGGATGCCATACATCATAAAAGAAAAACTCATCACCATCTTTTATTTTACCATCTCTGAACAATTCACCAAGTTTTACCGTTTGTTCGGCTTTATATACATTAGTACTATTAAAATCAAAAAAACCACCCTTAGTTAACCCAGTATAATCTGTACCACTAATAGTAACAGATTCTGCTTTTGATAGTTTCGGAATCCATTCCCGCCATTGTGTAGAATATCTAGCAGGAATGGACTCTATATCAATAAAGTATCTCATGATTAAGCATCCTTTCCATAATTTTTATGAGATCCATTTTCTAAATCTTCACTAACTTCTATTGTGATATCTCTTTTAGGATACTTAGCTTTAATTGCATAATGCAATTCATCACTGATCATTTCACATGATTTATTATCAATAGAGATAAAGTTAATCATATTTTCTACATCTCCCTTAAACATAAAAAACTCAATCTCCCTATCATCATGAAAAACCTCTATGTAAATTCTAAAGTGAAACATATGCCTATGTTTATTTTTTAAAAATGCTACTTCATCAGGTGCATCAGGATAAGAATGGAATCCTTCAAAAGAAGTGGTAATCCAAATGTAATTAGTATTCTCTTTCATAATTTTTCTCCTTAGTCATTAATATTTAAAGCTTCATCATAAATTACTTGTAACAATTTTTTAACCTTTTTTCTTTCATCCGTTTTAACATTATCTTCTGGCATACTATCTACATATTCATTAAGAAATGTTGATGTATTACCTACTTCCAAATCCTCATCATCATCATCGTTATATCTCATAGAATATTCGGATAAATCTTCAAGTATAGTTAAATCTGCTATTTCTGATTTATATAATCTTTCAACAAAATCTTCAAATGAAGAAAGATTTTCTTTTTCTTCTACAATCAATTTAACAATTTTATTTTTATAATTGTTTGTATCTAAATTTCTATAATCAATATTACCACTATCATCATAATAAATCTTCTCAAACAACCTAAACTTATTTCGGATAAACTCTAGTTCTCTGGTTTCTGTATCAAACACATGAAACCCTCTAGGATCATCATAATCATTCCAAGTGATTTCATAAGGAGCACCAAGATAATGAATATTACCTTTACTTGACTTATGGTGATAATGTCCTGAACATACTACTTCATATCTGTTAAATATCTTTTTAGAAAGCCCAGAGTCTGCTACATATCCTTTATACATAGCAAAACCATCTATTTCTAAATGTCCAAAGGCAATTTGTGATTTTGAGTTTTTAATAAACTCTATTGTCTCATCATAATTTTCAGAGTTTATCCACGGAATTAAATCAATATTTGTACCGTCTAATGTTATTGTAGTTGGGGATGGATATGTGCTAATATTCTCATAATGACCATAGAGTAATTCAGAACTATTAATACTATTAGTATTTCTATAGTATGTGGAGTGGTTACCTACAATAGAACATAACGTAATACTACATTTATTTAAATTATCAAAATAAAACTGCTTTACCTGGTGTAACGTATGAAAATTTACATACTTTCTACGATCAAAGGTATCACCTAAATCAACAACTGTTTTAATATTGTTTTCTAACAAGTAAGGGAAAAACTGCTTAGTATAGAAATGTTCTATATAATTTAAGAAGGATTGACTATCTTGTTTCCCACCGAAATGTTGGTCAGTTATCAGAGCTATTTTCATTTATATATTCCTTAGTCCACTTAAAATGGCATCTTGTACATTCAAAAGTTTGTATTGTTATACTACCTTTACGTTCTATATCAAAACTACAATTCCTATGTTTATGGTCAGGCTCGAACTGTCTACATCTTGCACATTCTTCAAAAGACATAACATAATAATTGTTCACTTGAACATTTCCCTTAATATATTAATAATAACAAATTTTAAGTTTTTAAACTCTTTCAATCTTCTTATTGTATAAGGAAGCCATTTTTCACCAAATGGAATATATAGTATAACATTATATCCTTCCTTTAACAAGGAAGAACTTATATCCCTTCTAATCCCGTATAACAGCTCATAATGAGTATAGGGGTTACCTTGTTCCTTAATGAACTCAATAATGGTTTCATCATGTGTCCCGATAGCATGTTTCTTGTTACCATATAATAATACCCGTGATAATGTTAAATATGCATCAACTTTAAAAACGTCTTGTTGATATGCTTTTGTTATACTTTCTTTATAAGCGCCTTTAACTAATCTAATTGATATTCCTTTTGACATTAATACTGGTAGATCATTAATAGTTCTGTAAAGATTACTTTGAAGAGCTATACCAATATTTGGATTATTCTCCCATACCCTCAAGCACATATCAATCGTATCTTGTGTTACAGAGGAATCTTCCATATCTAAACGAATAGTTATGTCATATTGTCTTGCTTGTGATGTTATATTTGATAGTAATTTAAAACATATTTCTTTGTTTAGTTTTAAACCTAGTTGGGTTGGTTTGATAGATATATCAATGGGACCTGTTTTAAAAGGTTTTTTATAATATTCTATTATATCTAAATATTGTTTTTCTGCCTTTTCACAATCATCAATAGTTGTACTCAATTCACCAAGATAATCAATCGTTACTCCATAACCTTGTTCCCTTAAATCAGCAATAACTGGTTTAGCAGAATCAAAATCATGTCCTGCGATAAATCTCTTTGCTAATGGATATAGAAGTTTCATTTCATAAAGTACTCAAGTTTAGACTTTTTTTTTGGTTTCTTTGGTTGAGGATTGTCAGCATATTTTTCATGTGATATTAAATAATCTTTGTATTGTTTTAATGGTAATTTATTATTAGTTTCTTCCTTACTAGTTTTTAATTGTTCTATAATACCCTCATTTTCTATGACACGGTATTTTATATACATTTGTTTCTTTTCTTTTGTAATACGTCTTACATAAGCATGGTGTATAATTTGTGTAAAATAACTAAATGGATTTTTTGATTTCTCTGGATTGAAGTTATGAGCATATAACAAACAATTTTCAATCCCATCAGAAACCATATCATCTCTAAATGTATAGTTAATAAAATTTGGTCTCCATGCTAAGTTCTCGGATATTTTTAAAAAACATTCACCCATATATTCTGTTGATGGTGGATCTGGATCATCAACTTCTCTGGCATCAATAACTCTCTGCTTCCATTTCTTAATTTCTATAAAAAACTTTTCGTTATCAACATAATGTTTCTTTTTATCTGTCATTTCCCTGTACTCCCAAATCCACCTTCATTACGTTCAGTATTAGTTAATTCTGATACCTCTTCAATTTCTGCTGTAACTACTGGGGCCATAACCAACTGTGCAATTCTATCTCCCTTTTTAACATAATAAGAATGATGGTCATGATTCTTTAAAATAACTTTAACTTCACCACGATAACCAGAATCAATAGTACCTGGACTATTTAACACCATAATACCATGTTTAGCTGCTAACCCTGACCGTGACCTAACTTGTACTTCATAACCTTCCGGTATCTCTAAAAATATTCCAGTTGATACCAGTTTCCAATTAAATGGAGAAATTTTCACATCTTCATTACTACATATATCCATTCCAGCATCACCTACGTTTTTATAACATGGTAATGGATTATCGCTTATATTTTTAATTTTTAATTTCATTTATATCCTTTAGGTGTTTTAGTGGGAAAAGTATTAATACCTCCACATTCATCACACGCATAATCTAAATAATATTGACTACCAGTAAAACCTTCTGAACAATTAGTTTGTAATGTTTTCTTGTCGCATTTGGTGCAACAATATTTCTTCTTCATCGTTTTCATCGAACGGTTCCTCCTGTTCAAGGATTTCTTTATTTTTATTCTTAATGGCAATCATCTTCTTTTTCTCAAATCTATCTTTATTATTTTTTTTCCTACTTTTACTCATTTTCTTATTCCTTATAATGGTATTAATGTATAATTATAATCAAACTTCTCCTTCAAATAAATATTCAACCTTTCCTTCCAATGTTTCAGTCCATAATTTTGATGTTTCTTATAATGTAGATCATCTATAATATCATATAATACTGCTTTATTATTCTTATCATCCAATCTCAATACACGACCAATTGACTGTAAGTTTCTCACTTTTGCTTTGTATGGGTGTGCGAAGATTAAATATTGTAAATTTTTAATATTTACACCAGTTGATAACACACCAGAACTTGCAACAATTATTGCATTCCTTTCTTCTTCTGTTGCCTTTCTAATTTCTTCTCTTTGTTCAACATCTGTTTCACCTGCTATAAAAAAGATTCGTCTTTTAGGTTGTTTGTCTAATAACATCTTTTCTAAAACTTTACCATGTTTCTCTACATAATTAAATAGAATCAACGTATTACCCTTTTGATCTAAAGCCAGATTACATATAAAGTTATTTCGTTTTGTATGTGTAACAATAAAATCTATTTCTTCTTGGTATGTAGCTTTCTTCAACTCTTTACATTCTTCTTCTGGATATTCTAATTGCAAACATTGTATGTTCAATTTAGAAATATGCTTATCATCCATTAATTCTTTTGATGTAGTAGCTGTATATGTTTTTCCAAATAATCCTTCTAATACTAATTTATGTGTTTTAGAATCTGTTAATGTTCCCGTTGTCCCAAATCTATACCTACAAGATGTTGTTTTCTCTAAAATACCTTTCAATGAATTAGCTGTTGCTAAATGTGCTTCATCACCTACTATTAAAGAAAACTGTTCAAAATATTCTTTCGGTAATCTATATAGACTTTGCCAAGTACTAATATATATTTGTTGTTCTGCTTTCTTTTCTTTACCAGAATATATTTTATGACATTGTTCTTCTACATCCCAATCATCAACATTAGATGAATAGTCACCAAAATCACCATACATTTGAGAAACTAAATTTGTAGTAGGAACAACTAATAACATCTTGTCATTATCTAAAAATCTTTGATACCATCTTATTAAAGAATATATAACTAAACTTTTTCCAGATGATGTAGGTGATAACAATAATGATCTATCATTCTTAACACAATGCATAAAAGATGATATCTGGTAATCTCTAGGTGTTATCTTTTCACCCTTACAATGAAGGTTAAGTGAATCAAAGAACTCTTTAATCTTATCTATATCACCTTCTTTTAAATGCCTGGCATCTACAATATCTGTTTGTAGTTTATAAGAATGTTTCTCGGCCCATTCCTTTAGATAAGGAAGTAAACCTAGATACAGTTGACCCGTCTGTATATTAAAAAGTCTTATCTTTCCGTCCCACATTTTTGATCTTACTTTTGGATGAAATTGTGCATTGGGGACTTTAAAAGAAAAGTATTCATTTAATTCATAAGCAATATGTCGTTCACAGGACAATTGTATATATGTTTCGTTTAACTTTGCAACAACTATCATGTCAAATCACCCGCTAAAAACTTTTTCCATTTTATAGTATTACTAATATTAAATGATGCATTTTGAATAACTTTAGCAGTTTCATTTATCAATTTAATTTTTTCTTCTTGCTCGTCCATCTTATTCTTTATAGTAATAATTTGGGCATCACCATCTAAAAACATATCCATATCATTTTTTAAAACTTTCAAATCAAACGGTTCATCTTCATATTCTTTTGGATCAGCCTTTCCAGAATAATACTTCCATCTAGCAAGTTTTATAATTTTATATTCACTTTGAAGAAAACGTAAAATATTTTTTTCAGTATAAGCTAGTTGATGGTATTTGTTAGATAATTCGGGAATTGATACAGAATACCCATCAAGGTCAGTAACATCAATTGCTGTGTCTTTTACGCACATTTCTTTCAAATCATTAATATTCATAAAACAATTATACTAAATTTTGAGGGATTATACAAGGAAGTAGTTAAGTTAGTTTGCTTACGGTAAATGACCCCGTATATTTAAAGACAACATCCACTACTATTGGATCTAATGTGGTAGCGTTAGTGTCAAAAGCGATAGTTCCAAGAGATGTTGGAAATACATCTTTAAACCCTATACTATAATTTGGATTTGATTTATTCGTATGTATGATAATATTCATATCAGATTTAATAGCTAATGTTTCATTATCAAATTGAGCATATCTGTCTGGAAATCCCAATGATTGAAGCCAGTTATAAAGTTCTAAATAATTCTGCATATCTTCATCAACGATAAAACTTAAAGATAAATCTTCAAACTCTAATACATCTCCTTCTATTGGGATATTAGAATATGGTGTTGCTTGAATAGTGTTGCTTAATGTGATACTTGGAATACTCACCCTCTGGCAGAAATAGCTGACATTAGGCATTCTAAGAAAGTTAGTTTCAAACGATACTACGTTAAGCTGATTGAGGTTAGTTGGTTGATTACGAATTGCCATAAGTTTTTCCTTTTATTTTACTATTATATATATTACACTATACTATATTTATAATATTTACACAAGGAAAAAAATGAAATTGAATAAAACAACTATCGGCTGGTTCATCTTTCTACATCTAGGAGCTCTCCTAGCTTTTCTCCCATCTACATTCTGTTGGTCAGCAGTTGGTCTGTTTGCCTTTATGTATTGGCTTACAGCCAGTATAGGAGTCTGTTTTGGGTTTCACAGATATCTATGTCACAGAAGCGTATTCCTACCAAAATGGCTAGACTATTTTGTTGTATTTTGTGGAACACTTGCCTGCCAGAACGGCCCTCTAAAATGGATAGCACAACATAGAATGCATCATGAAGCATCGGATACATCAAATGATCCACATAACGCAAGTCAAGGTTTTTGGTGGTCACATATTGGATGGATGTGCTATGATAGATACAGATTCGATAATAAAGCACGATTAAGAAAATATACTAAAGATATCAATGGCGACAAATTTTATCAATTCCTAGAAAAATATTTTGTTCTTAATCAAATAGCTTTGGGTTGTCTATTCTATTTAATGGGAGGTATCTCATGGGTAGTATGGGGAATCTTTGTAAGACTGGTAGTAGTCTACCATGTGACTTGGTTGGTCAATAGTGCTTGTCATAAATGGGGCTATACTAATTATAGAATAGCTGATAGATCAAAGAATACTTGGTGGGTGGCTTTACTAACATTTGGTGAGGGATGGCATTCAAATCATCATAAACATGCTAAAGGCTATACAACAAAAGCTAAATGGTGGGAACTTGATTTAACAGGAATAATCATTAATGCTTTATTAATGCTTAACATT